CTAATCTCGATTTGTTCTTGCCAGTCGTATTGACTGTTTCTTGAAGGTGCATTGTGGCGGCGGACTTGGTTAAGATAGTCAACAATAACTATCCCAATGTCAGCACGAGCTACTCTCTTATCGAGTTCGCTTTGAATTTTTGAGAGAGTGAGAGCAGGATCGTAAATAACATCAATCTGCTTTTCTTTGTTTAATTCTCTTTTGACAAGTTTTCTGTGAAACTCGTCAAAATCTCTGTTGAGTTCAAACTCTTGTAAAAGTTCATGTCCACCATCAAAACGACCTGCCCACCAACCTGCTACAAGATTCCATTCTTCATTACTGAGACTTCTGTCCCTAATATTTGTAAATGGAACTCTTGTAGCAATGGAGCACATTCTTTGTAGAATGGAACGACTGTCCATTTCGATAGTAAAATATACTGCACTTCTACCAGATTCATAAACATTGACAGCAAGATTACAGGAAGTCAACGACTTACCTGAACCTCGTCTACCACCAACAAGCACTAAATCTTTCGGTGAGAATTTCACCGAGGAATCATATTCTGTATTGAGTCCTAAAGGTAAATACTTCGACCTTTGTTCTTCATCTTCAAAAAGTGTTATAGTTTGCATACTTTCTGAAGGTGGAGTAATATCAACCTTGTCACTTACCTTTAGTACTATTTCTTGTAGTTGTTCTATATTTTCCTCAGCACTTGCCATAGTAACAGTTTTATCGACATACTTGTCGAGTTCGTCTAATATTTCTACTTGGGCATATTCATTCTTTAGATAATCAAGAAGCATGTCTGCATCGACTTCAACTTCGATTGATTGAATGGCTGAGAGTTTTTCTTGTGTTTTTGAGTCACGAACTTCGTATTGAAGTTCCTCAAAAGTTGGGAGAGATTGATAATTGTCGACGTGCTTTTCCAAGATGTTAAAAATCCCTCGGTACTCATTTGGTAAATAAATCTCCTTTACCTGAGCCCAAGTATCTAAATCTCTTTGTACTATTAATTGTTTTAGTAACGCACTCGCAATATTCATAACTCTCTCTCAAAAAAGGGGAGCAGTGCGCTCCCCTCACTAATTATTGCGATTAGCCTATTTCTTTTTTAGCTGCACCGTTGTAATCAGCACATTGTAAACCTCTTCTGGTTAACATTGTTTTAACGCCTCTTACAGTTTTGCCGATTTCATCAGCGATCTCTTGAACAGTCATTCCAGAGATGTCAAGGTCAGCTAATACGTCAGCTTTGCTTGAACCTTTAGTTTCTTTCTGCTTAGGAATAGCATTGATGTCACCACTTCTAAGTAATGAAAGAGCTTTACCTCTGATTGAGTTAACGCTTTTGCCTAATGCTTCAGCGATTTCTTCTACAAAAGAACCACCATTTACCATTTCAATAAATGTGCCTTCCTCTTCAGGAGAGTAAGTTCTAACAGTTTCTACTTTAGGAGCAGGTTTAACATGCTCTGTTAATTCCATAGAAAGAATTTTACCTTGAATTGATTTTGCACTAAATGCTCCACCTTCAAAGTTTTCAGCGATTTCTGCATATGTGTAGCTACCGCTGTTGTCTTGTACGAATGTGCTAAGAGTTGCCTCTTGCTCATCTGAGAAAGACTTGGAAGCTGAAGCAGAAGCTAGTTCTACATCAAATCCCATTTTTCTTAATTTAGAAGATACTGATCTTGTTGATGTTTCAAGATGCTCAGCAGCTTCAGCAACTACTGCCTGTGATACAGGGCTTTGGTCACCGATGAAGTCCACTAGTTGCTGTGTTCTTTCATCTGTCCATTTTGGTAATGCCATTTTTAATTATCCTTTATTAAAGTTTTTATATTATCGTAAATTATTACACCCATTTCTCGGGCTTTATTAGTTTTTGCTGATTCTATGCCACTTTCGTTCAATAGAATCGTAACATCTTTTGTAAGATTATCCTTTGTCTCAAATCCATGTTTTAGTAAAACTTCTTTCGCTACTGCCTTTGTAGGATAGCTTTTAAGTTTACCTGTTATACAAACAACACCTTTCTTCGGGGTGTTGTCGACTTCGGACTTCTCACAAGTAAATGTAAAAGGTAAGTCGTCGTACTCCATTGGATAGAATGAATTATCTAACCAATTAACTAAATTCGACGCCGCTTTAGGTCCCAGACCAGCATCTATACACTTTTGGTAGGTTATCTCTGAAATATTCGAGCCCTGTTTGGTCAATTTATTAGATGCGCTAGAACCTATCAGCGGTATCGAAAAAGCTGGAAGGAGAGTTGTTAAACTTGCTGATTTAGAATTTTCTATCTCAGCAAATAATTTCTCTCCTAGCCTTTCCGAATTTAGAGCAACCGATATTTCTTGTTCTGTAAGAGCATAAATATCGTGGTAGTCCTGTAAGTCAAGTTTCTCGATTGAAGCTGAACCAAGTCCTTT